CCTTGACAGATGGTGTCGGGGCAATCTCTAACGAATTCCCGGAGGTATAATATGGGCATAATCACAATTACACCGCCTTCATTTGCAGACCTACAAGAAGCAAAGATGGTAGAACTTAGCGCAGCTTACAACGTAGCAATCCAGCTACCAGTGGCATATATGGGCAGCACATTCCAGGCTGATTCAGATAGCCAAGACTTGCTGACTAAATGCCTTGTTGCTGGTGCAGTACCTACTGGCTTCTACTGGCTGGATGCAAATAATGCACAGGTGCCAATGACCTTTGCACAACTGCAAGGGCTGGCTGGCACTATGCTGATGCAAGGACAGATTACATTCGACAATCTGCAAACGAAGAAGACAGCGGTTCGTGCTGCTCTAACAGTTGCTGATGTTCAGTTGGTGCAATGGTAATGCCTGGACTACAGAGTTTACAAGTTAAGCTTAAAAAGATGTTACTTCAGTTGGAGGCATACGCAGAGACTCTTGGGTATGAACTTACTCTAGGCGACTCCTTCCGTGATCCAAGGTTACATGGGGTCATGGGAGTTAAGCTTGGTTATGGTCATAAGAACTCCTGTCATAAACTAAGACTGGCCCAGGATTACAATCTATTCAAAGATGGAAAGTACTTGGCTAAAACAGAAGACTTCCTACCTCTTGGTTTGTTTTGGGAATCTATTGGAGGCACTTGGGGAGGTCGCTTTGCAGATGGTAATCATTTCTCTTTAGAGTACCAAGGATACAAATAGGAACCACAATGTCTAAAGTTGCAGAAACATTAAATGATGCTCTGATTAGGAGTACACCGCCTGTAGGCGTGTCTATACTTGGAGTATCTATGCCGATAGCAGATTGGGTTTACGTTGTAACTTTTATCTACGTGGTAATGCAAATCATTGTTATTGTCCCGAAGGTAATCAAAACTATTAGAAAGGCGGGTAAGCATGAAAAATAAACCTGCTACTGACGCTGCATTAGGTGCCTTGCATGAAGCTCTAGCTACTGTAATTGCTTCTCAAGTTAAGGCTACTATGCAAGAGTTCGATGAAGAGGGTAATGTAATTGAGGGAGCAGAAACTTATAGTGCTACTCCGGCACTCCTTACTGTAGCTGCTAGGTTCCTTAAAGACAATAATATTACTTGTACGGTAGAGGATAGTAAGGGATTGAGTTCTCTTACTGATGAACTAGCTGAACGAAAGAAGCGTAGAGGGAATATATCTAACATTAGTTTCCTTACTAAAGAAGAGGCTAGCGGCTAATGCGTGAAACACATGAGGAAGCACTAAAGCGGTGGGATGATCTGATTGCTCTGCAAGAACATTACACTGACTTTGGTGACTTCTTGCATGATGTTCAGTTAGAGTTATATGGTTGGGAGACTACAGATATTCAATATGACATAGGAGATTTCTTGCAGTACGGTGGTGGGGCTATTATGATCCAAGCACAACGGGGTCAGGCTAAAACCACCATTACTGCAATCTTCGCTGTCTGGTGCCTGATACATGCTCCGAACTTTCGTATTATGATTATCTCTGCTGGTAGTAAGAAAGCAAGTGAGATAAGTAAAGGTATTATCTTAATCATAAATGCTATGCCTATTCTAGCCTGTTTACGACCTGATAGGAACGCAGGGGATAGAACAAGTACAGAGGCATTCGATGTGCATTACACCCTACGTGGTGATAGCATGAATCCCTCTGTAGTTTGTCTTGGGGTCACAAGTAATATGCAAGGGTATCGTGCGGATATTCTAATTCCTGATGATATTGAGTCCAGTAAGAATGCCTTGACTATGATCCAACGGGAACAGCTTATGCATCTTACAAAGGACTTCACAAGTATCTGTAGTGAAGGTCGTATCATATACCTTGGTACTCCACAGAGTGCAGACAGTATTTACAATAGTCTTCCTGGTCGTGGCTATGATGTACGAGTATGGCCTGGGAGATACCCTACGCAAGACGAAGAGAATGAATATGGTTCCTCTTTAGCTCCTTACATCCTCAACAAGATTCGAGAGAACCCGGACTTACGCATAGGTGGAGGAATACTAGGAGATAAAGGTAAACCTGTAGATACTCGGTTGCATGAAGACCTTTTGCAGAAGAAGGAGATAGATCAGGGATTAGCATATTTTAAACTTCAGCACATGCTTTGCACTAAGCTCACTGATACTGAACGCTATCCTTTGAAACTTCGTGACTGTATTTTCATGCATTTGAATAAGACGGAAGCACCTGGAAAGATTACATGGTTGCCAAGGAATGACTTGCTTATTCCTACGTATCCGGGTAGCTCTGTACGGGATGAAATGTATCGCCCTGGGTTCACTAGCAACGATCTATATAAGTACGGTACTATTATTATGTACGTCGATCCTGCTGGTGGTGGTCAGAACGGGGATGAAACCGTGGCTGCTGTCATAGCATTCCTGCATGGCTACATTTTCGTGTTAGATATTGTCGGCTTGCCAGGAGGCATTCGAGAAGACGTATTGCAGAGCCTCTCAGCCCTTTCTTATGAATACCAGTGCAACCTCATACAGGTCGAGAAGAACTTCGGGAATGGTGCCTTGGCTAGCGTCTGGCGTAATGTTCTGGACGTTTACTACCAGACCGCCTCAGAGAACTCGAAGCACCGTGGGCCACTGATTGAAGACGTATGGGAATCCGGTCAGAAAGAGTTAAGGATTTGTGATGTACTTGAGCCAGTAATAGCTCGACACCATCTTGTCATTAACGAGAAACTTATTCAGTATGATGTAGAGTCTGTGCAGAAGTATCCTCTTGAACGCAGAGCAACGTATATGCTTATGCACCAGCTTTCTAGGATAACTCGTAACAAGCACAGTCTCTTGCATGACGATAGACTTGATGCTGTTGCTGGTGGTGTAAGGTACTTCACTGCTCGTATGGCTCAGGATGCAAACAAGGAAGTACAAAGGAAACGCACAGAGGCTATGCTTCAGTGTATGGCGGATCCCTTTGGTACTGGACAGAAGAATAACTTCAATGGCATGAATGCCTTTGACAAATTCAACTAAGGAAGATTATGATTATTGAACCTCAGATGTTCCCTTCAGATGTAAATGGTGTACTTGGAAGTCTTCGTAAAGAACTCACTAAGTCTCTTCACCGTAGTACGTATTCTAAGGATGCATATCAGCTTGTTAAGGAAACCTTGCAGGTAGCCCTGGAACTCCTGGATGCAGCAAAGAAAGAAACTGAGACTAATGCCAAAGCTCTTGCTAAGAAGCAGGCGAAGTTGGCGTCTGCTGCAAAGATTGTAGAAGAGCAAGAGGTGCCAGCAAGAATCTCCGCTGTTTAATCTATTCTTGCTAAAATAATATGAAGCAGGTAAGGTATCATAAGGTAGCACAAAGCATTTACCAGCTTGATGCACCTTTCTGGCTGGCAGTAGATATATATCTCTGGAAGACAATACAAGTGGACTACCTTGTATTAAAGTCAGGTGGTTTACTTCAGTTGGATAAAGGATATGTATCTGATGGGCCTAGTGGCCCTACTATTGATACAAAGAACTCTATTCGGGGAGCCTTCGTGCATGATGCTTTGTACAGGCTTATGCGAAGAGGGCTACTTGATTTGAGTTATAGGAAGTACGCTGACGAGTTGCTGTACTCTTTGCTTATTGAAGACGGTATGTCAAAGGCAAGAGCTGGACTGTGGTACAATACTTTACGCCTTGTTGGAGAATCCTCTGCAAGGTACAACCCTGAAGACGCAGTAGTACATGATGCACCTTAATTGGAGAAATACAAAAAACGGCTAGTATTCTTGGTAAAATGTCTATCACTGCTGCTGTATAATCGTAGTTAATCGTGCCGGAACCTCTGGCTAGGGGGGGGGTTGCATTACTCTAGTTACGTTCCGGCCTTCTTGGAGGTTTCATGTTAGTACAAGTTCTATTCCTAGTTGGTTCCTCCTGCTTCTTCCTTGGAACTCTTATAAACATTATACAGGCATTAAATGACACAAATAACTTCATTCGCTAACGGTAGAGAAGAGGTACTTGATCTTACCTCAGATGGTAGCGTAGTTAGTATTGATCCGGCGCATGATCAAGTTCATCGTGGGCAATCATTCTTAACATACGATTATAAGGAACTTCCTAATGGGGCAGTAGGAGATTACATATTTAAGGTTCCTGCTATGTATCCTAAGCAAGTTCACTTTGTTTTGCAGGCAGAGAATACACTAGAGGCTCTGTATCAATTCTATGAAGGTACTACTGTATCTGCGTATGGTGTAGAAATGCCTTCCTTCAATCGTAATAGGAACTCAAGTAAGGTCGCACTAATGAAGTTGTATGTCGGGCCTAGTATTACTTCTGTAGGCACTTTGTTATTCCAGGCAAAGGTAGGGCTTGATAAGTCTTATGGAGGTACTGTAAGGTCTGAGCAAGAGTTTGTATTGAAGGATAATACTAACTATCTCTTGCGTGTTACTAATCAAGCCAGCGGTACTAATACTATTAACGGTATATCTAATTGGTATGAAAAGGATTATCTAGGTTAAACTAGGCTGGTATGCTGGTTCAGGTACCAGCTTAGTACTTAGTGGAATGTAGAAATTGATCTGCTATTACGAGGTGGTAATCAATACAATCGACCGTGTCATAATCCCCATAGGCCCTTGTATCCTTAAGTATTTACATTAAGTATTTGTAGGGCTTAAAAATTTGACAAAAAGTGTCACTGCCATTATTTGTCACACCTAGGTTGACACTATTTGTCACCAGGCAAGCGAGCTCAAGGAAGGTACCGCCACGAGGCGCAAGGATACGGGTACACAATCGGGCAGGGTAGCATGGTAGGACGCAGG